AGCGTTGTACAAATTATAGAAGCTATTGGAAATGACCTTAGTAATCCGTCTAAAAAAGCTTTGGCAGTAGAATTATTGAATAAATACTATGATAAGGTTTTCGTAGTGGTGGATATTCCTTTTGTTCCTAGTGTTGTTGAACCTATAATACATAGGTACATCAAAACTTTGCTCATGATTATGGTGGGCGCAACTATTGATGCTACTGTGACCATTTTTAGAAATACGGGCGTTTTTATCAAGAAAGAAGCAGGATTATGAACTATACAGAGACTTTCGGTGAATTTGCTAACAGAGTAACTGCAACGGATTTGGCATTATATGCGGGAGCTGGTTTGGTGGTATGGGTTTTGTTTAAGGAGAGACTGAGTCCTGTACAAAAATTTATTACGGATTTGGTTAATAGGGCTAAAACTGTTGTTCCATCAAAAGTGGTTGATATTAAGCCAGTGGTTATTCCACAAGTATCAACACCAACAAACAAAGAAGATATTTTCTTTAAATTAGTTGTTAGTTGGAAGCAAACACGAGATTTAGCAGTAGAGAGCGGATGTGTTGAGGCCGTAAAAGTTGCTGATCAAATGTTTCCATATTTATCGCCAAATGTTTGCGGAAAGGAACAAGCATGAATAAAAATTTACTAGTATTATTAGTGGCGGCCGTATTAATAGTTTTTGGTTTATTTAAGCCCTCTCTATCAGTAGTTGACCCTGTTAATAATGAAAATTCTATTAAAGTTGTAGAACCTTCAAATGTAATGTTGCGAGATCATTGTATTCCTGTTATAGATGCTTTAAAATATGGACCATCTAGCAGAAAGGTTGATGGTAAAAGATTGGCTTCTTTATATAGCGATTTGGCTGTTTTAATGGGTCTTGATGGTGAAGATCAGGTAGTTAAAAATACGGAGGATGTACGCCAAGCCAATAGACTAACCGGAGCTATGCTCAAATTAGATCTTAAAGATAAATATCCTGATCTCAAAGAGGCTACTACAAATTTGGTCAAGTCTGCTATTGGTGATGATTTAATTCTATTAGATGCTGTTACTAGAGAAAAAACTGTTGAAGCTTTTAACGCACTAGCATGGGCTTGTAATGAAGGAAGTAAATAATGGCAAGATTTTCTCCAGAAGAATTATATAATAATTATCGCAAAGGCTTTTCTGGTTGCATATGGCAACAGGAGGTGTTTGATCATTTGATGGAAAATAGCAAGTATGCTTTGTTTGGAGACGCTAGCAAAAAAATTAAGAACAGTGGAAAAGGCAAGTTATCTGTACCATATAAAAGCGTATTAAAATTTGATAAGAATCCATATAATGAGAGACAAACAACAGGTGATTGCGTAAGCCATGGTACCCGGAACGCCTGCGATATTAGTAGAGCAGTAGAGATTGATGTTCATGGAGAAAAGGAGAGTTGGGTAGCAAGAGGAGCAACGGAAGCAATTTATGGAGCAAGAGGTTGGAGTGGGCAGGGCATGAGTTGTGCTAGGGCTGCTGAATTTGTTAGTCAAATTGGTGGTATTTTAGTCAGACAAGACTACAAGGGAGTTGTAGACCTTAGTAAATATAATGGTAATCTTGGGGCCAATTGGGGAGGTCGTGGTTTACCCGATCCAGTAATGGACTTAGCTAATAATCACCAAATTAAAACTGTCAGTCTTGTTAAAACCATAGAAGAAGCACGAGATGCTTTAGCTAATGGTTATGGATTAGCAGTATGCTCTAGCTATGGTTTTAGTAATAAAAGAGACAAGAAGGGCATAGCTAATGTAAGTGGTAGCTGGGCTCATTGTATGGCCTGGACGGCTTGTGATGATACTGGAAGCGAACCTTTATTTTTGGTACAGAATAGTTGGGGCAAATGGAATGATGGGGGTCATCCAGAATGGGGTCCAATTCCTGACGGGTCATTTTTAATACGATCCAGTGTGGCTGGTGAAATGTTGGCCCAAAATGGCAGTTATGCTTTTAGTAATTTTGATGGTTTCCCACTGCAAAAATTACCAGATTATGGATTTGATTACTTATAAGGTGTATAATATATGAGACTTTTAGATAGAATAGCATTACAAAGACTAATAACTCTTATACTCAATTTTATCCTCACTCTTGTAAAACTATTTGTGCCAGAACCCAAAGAAGATGGCGACGAACCACAACCCAAGCCGCCACGAAAAAGGTGGCGCCCATTACGGAAGAAATAAATGAAAAATATAATACTGCCAATTATAGCATCTGTAATATTATTTACTAGTTCTAGTCATGTTCCCAGTACAGCTGCTGTAACTTTAGTTGGTGGTATTATCAAAGCCAAGCATGTGGACATTGTTAAAAAATATAAAAGAAAAGATTGTCCAGTATGCAAGGGTAAAGGGAAATATCTCAGCGGAGATGGTATTAAGATGGTTGATTGTGGCTATTGTGAGCCAGACAAAACTCAGCCACCACAAGCAATAATTAAATCTGCTACTCCAGTAATTGTTGTTCCGTCTCCAGTAGAGTGTGATGATAATTCATGCTCTCAGTCTCCTAAAAGAAGGATATTTAGAAGATGAATAGCGAAGAATTAAAGCGAATAGCTAAAAAAGTTCTAAATAAGGCTGGTGTACCAGAACAAGAAAATTTTGGTAGTATCATTGCTATTCTTATGGTAATCAGCATCATATTGACTCTGGTTAGAGTTTTACAAGAATGTAATAAAAATAAACTAACGGGAGACTATACGGCACAAGACAAGTACGACCTATATGGTGCCGAAATGAGAGAGTATAGTTTTCGTAGGGGCTGGTTTACCAAAATGAGAATCAAAAAACTATTACGTCGAGAATTGCCACGAGATCAATACGAAAAATATAGTTTAAAACTTGTGAACGCTATTCTTTATACTGGCGAAAGTCTACAAGATGATGAAATCGTAACTCTAGTGGAGGCAGCAAATGTTTAATATTTTAGTATGGGCAGTATATGGCTTATTTGTCGGATCAATTGCCAAGGCTTTGGTTCCCGGCGAAGAAAATTTTGGCTTCATTAAAACCGTTGCTCTAGGAGTGGCCGGGTCTTATATGGGAGGCGCCATACTCTATATGCTGGGCTCATATAGTGCCGTATCTCCTGCTGGAGTAGTCATGGGAGTTGTAGGGTCGGTAGTAGCCTTGGCCCTATACAATAAACTAACCAAGACTCCTACTTGACCAAATCGGACCAGTTCATAATATAGGATATACTCAGTTCGCACGACTCTTAGTGCCTCATCCTATTTATAGACCGTATAATGTCTGAACACGATTCACTATTTGATCAATGTTTATCTCATGTTAATAGCTACTATGCTAAAAAAACAAGACCAACATGGGATGAATATTTTCTATCTCTAGCTTTTCATGTATCAATAAGATCAGAAGATCCTGATATAAAACACGGAGCGATTCTAGTTAACGAATATAATCAGATCATAGGCACAGGATACAACGGCCCAATCAAAGGTTCTGACAATAATCGTATTCCGTTTCATATAAGAGACGAAAAAAGAAAGTGGATGATTCACGCAGAAGAAAATTGTATTCTTAATACTACTCAAAATCCATCAGAACGACGTAATGGTTGCGTGATGTATGTAACAGGCCAACCGTGCAACAATTGTTTGCAGCGAATGATCAATTTTGGTATTCAAAAAATTATTGTGGCTGACAGAATAGGATCAATTACAGACAACGAAGAAACCGCACAAATGAGACAAGAATTAATATTGATGTCTGGCTTAGAAATACAAAGGATTTCCACTTCAAATGAATGGATAAAAAAATCTACTATAGGTGTACTATAATGAACATAGTCGTTCATATAGGACTACTAGCTATTCTACACAAAAATAATTAAGGGGAGTTTTGTTATGATTTTTAATGAACAAGTAGCTAGAAAACCAGATCACTATCCGTGGACACAAGAGTTCATTGAGGCTATGCACAATGGCTTTTGGACTCATCGTGAGTTTAATTTTAGTAGTGATGTTCAAGACTTTAAGGTTAATTTAACAGAACAAGAGAAGCAGATTATAACGCGTGCCTTGTCAACAATAGGTCAACTAGAAATTAGTGTGAAAAAGTTTTGGGCCAAACTAGGCGACAATCTGCCCCATCCGTCTATTAATGATATGGGATATGTAATGGCCAATGTTGAAGTTATTCATGGCGATGCTTATGAGCGACTACTAGAAGTCTTAGGGATTGATGATAACTTTGAAAAGATACTACAACTAGATATTATCAAAGGACGCGTTAATTATTTACGCAAACATCTACATAAATTTCACGATAATAATAAAAAGCAGTTTGTTTACTCATTAATTCTATTCACATTATTTGTAGAGAATATTGCTTTGTTCTCTCAGTTTTATACTATTAGTTGGTTCGGACGACACAAGAATGTATTAAAAGACACCAACAAGCAAGTTGAATATACTTCACGGGAAGAACAGATTCATGCTATGATTGGTATCAAACTGATTAATACTATTAGGGAAGAATATCCCGACTTGTTCGACGACGAACTACAAAAGAAAATACAACATGAGGCCAAAGAGGCCATCAAGTATGAATGCGAAATCATAGAGTGGATTGTTAATGGTTATGGACACGAAACACTAAACTCCGATCTACTCAAAGAATTTATCAAAAACCGTATGAATGACTCACTCAAACAAATAGGATACGATCCTGTATTTGAGGTAGACGAAGAGGCTATATCTAAAACAATATGGTTTGATGAACAGATACTTGGTAATAATATGACAGACTTTTTTCATAGTAGGCCAGTAGAATACGCTAAGGCCGCACAAAGCTTTTCAGAGGAAGATCTATTTTAATTATGAATAAGTCCAGAAGAGCTATTTATAGACTAGATAGTGTGAATAAGTTATTTTATACATACTGTCTATTCTATTCTGTAGACCCAAACAAAACTAGACATAATAAAAATTTTGTTTTCTATGTAGGCAAAGCAAAACGCCCAACAATATTAGCCCATAGAAGAGAAAGAGAACATATTAGAGAAGCATATCATAAAACATCATGGCATTTTCATAAATCTAGAAAAATCAGACTATTAGAGAAAAAAGGATATTTTATTATGTCCAAAGTTTTGGAGGAGTTTGATGATGAAACAGAAGCGTATTTATCTGAAAAGAAATGGCAAAAGATTTTTTTAGATAATGGTAATGACTTAACAAATATGATTCAGTGCGGTATTAAGAGTGTAGGGTCTGGCAAAGACCACCCATCGTTCAATACCAAAATTAGAAAATCTAGTACAAAAATAATTAATCGTTATACTAATGATTTTTGGTCTATTCAAAAAATATGTAGATATTACAAAATTTCTCAAAAAACAGCAAAAAAAATATTATTTGAAGAATCTAATCTGAAACAAAGACCCAAAAATCTGAGAAGTACTGTTTGGGCAAGCTCTAAGGGTATAATTGCTGCTTATCAGCAAGGCATACCAGCATATAAGTTGGCTCAAAAATATAAATGCGCAATTAATACTATTACATATATATTAAGAACAAATAATATTCAAATTAGAACTAAGCATAAACCGCGGAAATCTTCTCGTGCGTGGCAACACAAACATAAAATTATCAAATATTTTTTATCTGGTAAAACTAAAACTTGGATAAGTCAAAAGTATAAATGCGACATATCCTGCACAATTAACCCTATTCTAAAAGAAGCAAATTTATTATGAAAAAAGAACAAAAAGAATTTTATTGGTTAAATGAACACTCTAGACTCTTCTTAAAGAGGGGCTATCTCAAAGAGGGCATGGAACCAGAAACCAGATATAGACACATATCCGATAACGCAGAAAAGATTTTAAATATCAAAGGTTTTGGTAGTAAGTTCTATAAATATCTATCAAAAGGGTTTTATTCTTTAAGCACTCCAATAATTACTAATTTTGGCAACGGTCGTGGACTGCCTGTTAGTTGTTACAATAGCCACATTGATGATACTATGGAAAGCATTCTATATAAAGCATCAGAAGTGGGCATTATGAGCAAATTAGGTGGCGGCACCAGTGGTTATTTTGGTGACCTAAGACCGCGAGGCGCCTCTATTAGTGTGGGCGGCGAAAGTAGTGGCGCTGTTCACTTTATGGAAATCTATGATAAGATTGCTAATGTGGTGAATCAGGGGTCTGCTCGCAGAGGATCTTTTGCCGCATATCTTCCTGTGGAACACAAAGATGTTGAAGAATTTCTTCAAATACGAAGTGAAGGTCATCCTATTCAAAATATGAGTATTGGAGTTACTATTGGTGATGAGTGGATGAATAGTATGATAGAGGGAGACAAAGATAAAAGAAAAGTGTGGGCAAAGATTATTCAAAAAAGGTTTGAAACAGGATATCCATATATAGCTTTTAGTGATACTATCAATAAGGATAGTCCACAAGCATACAAAGATAATAACTTAACTATTAATGCAAGTAATTTATGCTCAGAGATTTGTTTAGCATCTGATTCTAATAATAGTTTTGTGTGCGTATTATCTAGTCTTAATCTTTTACATTGGGATGAGATTGTGGAAACTGATGCTGTAGAAACTCTGATCTATTTCCTAGATGCTGTAAACGAAGAATTTGTGCAAAAGAGTGACGGCATCAAGTTTATGGAGGCTGCACATAACTTTGCCAAAAATCAAAGGGCATTAGGTATGGGTGTGCTAGGGTGGCATTCTTATCTACAAAGTAAAATGGTTGGTTTTGAGAGCATGCAAGCTAAGATGTTAAATAGTCTAATATGGAAAACTATTAGAGAACGAGCAGACAAAGCTACTACAGAATTAGCGGTTCTCGTAGGAGAACCACCACTACTAAAGGGATATAATAGACGTAATGCCACAACATTAGCAGTAGCCCCAACAACTAGTAGTAGTTTTATATTAGGTCAGGTTAGTCCCAGCATAGAACCTCTTAATAGTAATTATTTTGTTAAAAATCTTGCTAAGGGTAAGTTTACATATAAAAATCCTTACCTAAAAGAAGTGTTAAAAAAGCATGATAAAAATAATGATGAAACTTGGAAGAGTATTTTAGTCAAGGGTGGTTCTGTGCAGCATCTTGACTTTTTAAGTGACGAAGAAAAAGACGTATTCAAAACTTTTGGTGAAATTAGTCAGAAAGAAATAGTTATTCAGGCTGCTAATAGACAAAAGTATATTGATCAGTCTCAGTCATTAAATATTATGATTCCGCCAGAGACATCACCCAAACAAGTAAGCGATTTATTAATTGAAGGATGGAAAATGGGCATTAAAACATTTTATTACCAAAGAAGTGCTAATCCAGCCCAGGAACTAGTACGAAATATTTTAACTTGCAAAAGTTGTGAGGCTTAATAATCAATGATCAAAGTAAAAAGAACACACGAGTTAGCAGTAGTACCACGCAGAAATAATCCTACGGATGCTGGTGCTGATCTTTGTGCGGTAGAACAGTTATCTATACCCCCCATGTCTAGACGCATTGTAAGTACCGGCATATGCCTAGAAATACCAGAAGGATTTTACGCTAGAATAGCACCAAGATCGGGACTAGCGGCTAAGCACGGTATTGATGTATTGGCCGGTGTTTGTGATAGTTCTTATAGGGGCGAAATTAAGGTTGTATTACTCAATACTGACCCCGAGAAAGAATTTCATATTACATATGGAGATAAAATCGCTCAATTAATTATCGAACAACATTTTAATTTTCCATTAGTAGAATCCGAAGAATTATCCTCTACTATAAGGGGTAATAAGGGGTTTGGATCTAGTGATAATTCATAGTATGGTGTATTAGATGGTATGGCCTATTCCTCATTAAAGGACATACTTTGAGAAAAAAAACTAAAAACAACAAGAAGAAAAATAACTCTATTGATTTAACAGAAAATTTAGTACCAACACCTAATCATAATTTTAGAAATAAATTAAAACCACGCAGCGAAAACCAATCGGTATATATCAGATCTATAGCAGAAAATTCTATTACATTTTGTCAGGGTTTAGCCGGTAGTGGTAAAACACATATTGCTATTGGAATGGCTCTAGAATATTTACTAGAGAATAAAGCTAAAAAAATTATTATTACTCGACCAGTTTTAGAAGCTGGAGAAAAAATAGGATATTTGCCGGGAAGTGCCGAAGAAAAACTACATCCATATTTATTACCAATTATTGATGAAATTCATCACTTTATTTCACCCGCTCACTATGCTTCATTGAAGCTCAATAATAAAATAGAAGTAGTACCACTAGGCTTAATGAGAGGTAGAAATTTTCACAATGCTTTTATTGTTGCTGATGAATGTCAAAATGCTTCATACGAACAATTAAAAATGTTGCTGACTCGTTTAGGTACAGAATCTAAATTAGTTTTAACAGGAGACATAGGACAATCTGATCTTAGTAGACACCTACAAGGTGGCTTTATAGGTATGATAGATGCCCTATCCGATATAGAAGGAATAGGGGTTACTCATCTAACAGCGTCTGATATAGTTAGAAACCCTATTATAGCCAAAATATTAGCTAAGTTAGATAACTACGAACATGGAAAACAAGCATAAACAATGTTTGCTATTGAATGCTGATTTTACTCCATTAAGCATCATCTCTTGGCAAAAGGCGATTGTTTGGTCGATGAGATTTGAGTATGACTCTAAGTATGCTATAGAGATTATTGACTTTTATAAGAATGATTATATTAATGGGGTGGATAGAAAGTATCCTATTCCAGCAGTTGCTAAGACTAAAAGATACTTTAAGATTAATGCTCAACCATTAACATTCTCTAGGAAAAATATATTTTTAAGAGATGATCATACTTGTCAGTATTGTGGCTTAAAGTTTGAAACGTCACTATTAACATACGATCATGTTATTCCAAAGTCCAAATGGAGAGACAACAGAAGTTCCGCCACTTGTTGGACAAATATAGTCACAGCCTGCGTGCGCTGCAACAGACAAAAGGGAAATAAGACACCCAAAGAAGCTAATATGCCTCTTAAAAATTGGCCTACCATGCCGAATAAACACATCAAATACTTGCCCATCATCCACTTTCTGCATAGAATAAATAAAGATATCCCTCCGGAATGGAAAATATATTTACCTCAATCCTTTAATTACTAATGCCAACATATTCTTATAGTTGCCAAAAGTGCAACAACGATTTTGAATTATTTTTCTATATCAAAGACTATATAGAACAGCCCAAGTGTATTCATTGTAATAGTAAATCAACATGCAGACTTTACGCTAAAGATGTTGGTACACAAAGCGCGTCTGTGCGTAAGTCAGATAGTGAATTAAAAACCATTGGTGACTTGGCACAACGTAATGCCGAAAGAATGAGTAATGATCAAAAAGAACATTTATATAATAAACATAATGAATATAAAGACGACAAATACTTAAAACCATTGCCTACTGGTATGTCCAGAGTGAAGAAATCACCAAAACTTAAATGGCCAGGATCACAACCAATTAAGTCCAAAAGGAAACCCAAAAAATGAATACATTTTCTCCTAATAGTCCACAGCTAGAAAATAAACAGTACGAATTCTATACTATTGTTGGACAGCATGACTTTTTAGATAAAGAGGAAAATCCAAGAGTAAATAATGACGGCAATAATGTTTATGCTAAAAAAAGTATGAGCAGTAGCAAAACACGCTATTGGATTAAGGTTGGTACATATGGTAAGATTTTTAATCCTATTGGATTATATTCAGAAGGGACAGCAAATAAGTTCGTTGCTAAAATTGGCAAAAAAATATGGGAATTCAAAGAAGTTAATCAAAAAGTGTTTGATATGTATGTGAACTTTTTACGCACTAAAAATATAGCCTGGATAAATAACGCAGAAAGGGAGATGGCATGACAAAAATTACCAAATCAGTATCATATGCGATTAATTGGTTGGTTACCCAAGGAAAGAAAGCTGAGGAGATTGCTACTGAACTTAAATTAACCGAGGAACAGGTAACGGCATATCTTAAAAAGAATACCAAGGCTTTGCCAATTAAGTCCTCACCGGTTAATTCTAAATCGCGGGATCTTATGATTAGACACACACGAGATAAGAAAAATAATAGTGTGGCGATTATGACTAAGGAAGCTTCTGAGGTAAATGATGAACTTAAACGTAAATTAATTACAGAAGGATCAAAACGTAATCAAGATTGTATCTTTAAGCCAAATAATTCATGAAGTATCCATCAAAATATTCTAATGGTAAATCTGTTACTCCAGCACAATATATATCGGAATTGATTTGTGAAAGAATAGCTAAAAGAACTAAAAAGGATTTACATTATAGATTTTGGCTATCAAAAGAGTGGGAAAAGCAGTATAAGGGTCAAATAACCACAGCTCATAAGCTACTAAAACAATATGATGCTAAGGTTATTATAGCAGCATTAAATTCTACTCAAGGAGTAAAAATTTATTCGTTGCGAGCCCCACACCTAGTCGATATTATAGAACAAACACGAGACACTCAAAAACCAGATGCTCCAGCACCCAAGATCATTGAAAGAAATTTTCTTGATAAGGGCAAAATAGCAAATAAACACACTTCTAATATCTTAGATAAATTAAAGGAAATAGATAATGGGACTACAGGATAGTATTACTAAAGATTTTGGATCCAATATTATATTATCTGGTGCTGCGGTAGTAGACAAGGAATGTTTAACTATCCCTGTTAGTCCAGCATTAGATATTATTCTTAATGGTGGCATTCCAGAAGGTAGCTTTGTCGTATTAACGGGACAGCCAAAGTGCGGTAAAACAACCACCAGCCTAGACTTTGCTGCTACAGCCCAAAAAGAACAATATGCCTGTGCGGGAAAGCTACGTAACGTATATTATCTCAATATTGAAGGACGACTAAAGAAACGAGACCTAGAGGGCATACCCAACATTGATTTAAATAGATTTCATATTATTGGATCGCAAACAGGTAAAATCCTACACGCAGAAGAATATTTACAAATAGCTGAAAGAATCATTAACGAAGAACCTGGATCGGTACTAATAATAGACTCGTATTCTGCTTTATGTACAGAAGCAGAAATTACTAGCGATATGGATAAAATGCAAAGGGCTGATGGGGCTAAGCTCTTAGCTAAATTTTGCAGAAAAGTAGCGAATGTGATTCCTGTAAATAAGAATGTGGTCATTGGTATCACGCACTTGATGGGTAATCCAACAGGATATGGGGCAGAATTTAAGGAAAAGAGCGGCCAAGCTATCGCATATCAAACAGACGTTAAAATTAGAGCCAAGTCTTTTAAGCCATGGTTGTTGGGCGCGGATAATACTCAAGTTGGTCAAGAAGTAGAGTGGCAAACACTATGCTCTGCTCTTGGTCCACCGGGTGGGAATATTACTAGTTATATTAGATATGGTCAGGGTATTGATAAGCACATGGAGCTGATGAATTTAGCTGTAGATATGGGTCTGATTAATAAGGGCGGAGCTTGGTATACTCTAACCTTTTTAAATGACGACAAGGCCAAATTTCAAGGCGCTGAAAAGGTTAGACAGTTTTTGATTGATAATCCATCCGCATATAATGACCTATATGAAGAAGTCAAAAAGACTATGGGTATTGGTACCAAATGAATGTTAAGGATTTAGATGGTAATTATTATAATCTGAATTTAGTAGGTAATATTGTCAAATCCTCATCAGAACATAAATCATCATATCATACGTCAGCTAGAACTTTGATAAAAAGTATTTATCCGACTATGCAGATTTTAGAAGAGGTACCAATACATATAAGAAAAACAGAGATTCTATATTTGGATTTTTATATACCACTAATCAAAAAATGTATTGAAGTACATGGCGAACAACATTATAAGTTTGTTGCTCACTATCATGCCAATAAATTCGCTTTTTTAAAGGCACAGAAAAGAGATAGAGAAAAGCAACAATGGTGTGAACTTAATGGTATACAGCATATAGAATTACCGTACTATGAAAACACATCAGAATGGACTAAAAGGATCAATGAATAAAACAACAAAAGAACAAGTAGAAGAGTGGGATCGTATCCTAGATGAATACGAATCAACAATTGGTCTAGGCGCATATAATAATATCAATTGTTTTGAAGATAGTGAACTAAATTACTACTTTAGTATGAGTCGTGATATTATTGAGAAGCTAACACCAGAAGATTGCGCCCAAATATCCTATAGACTTGCACAATATGCTTTATTTTTACAGAGAACACTGAATAGAGAAACAGCAAGATTTAATTGGGCAGAAGAGACCATTAAGGAGACTATTGCCGACGAGGTCAACAACTATAAAGGTTATGGATTTATTGAGAAATCATTACAAGCGATCAAACACAACGATAAGGCATCTGGCCTCAACAAAATTAAGAAATATGCGAAACAACGTATGGATAGACTTTCCTATTTAGCTGGTAATATTAAAAACCTATCAGATATACTATTATCTGTACAAAAAACCAAGGTGAAACATGGATCTTGAATCATTAAAAAATAATCCTGAACAATTGAAGCTCTTAATTGGTGTACTACAATCTTTATTGCCAGAAACCACAACCGAAATCAAGGAGCCGCCTAAACATAAGAGCGTAATCAAAACCAAAACAACTAAAGCTTCAGCATCAGAATTTACAGAAAATAAATTCTTAACAATGGGTGTGAAAGATCTTCATAAGGACGACACCATAGTAGACAAAGCTCTCAGTAAGTTTCCTCCCACTCCGCGTAGTAGAAAGTACAAGTCACTGGATGTTGTATGCAGGGTCTGTGGAAAAAAAGAAAGTGTAAATCCGGCCATATTATATGATTCGGCCGAGCGGTATAAGTGTAACAAGTGTTCTAGTAGTGCGGGGTAATTATGGTATTGAGTGATCCATCGGCTGAAAGGGCATTATTATCCATACTGTGTAAATATGGAGATAGTGCTTATGTTGAGATTTCTGATTTAATTACTGATCATACTTTTACTATAGATAGTAATAAGTATATTTTTCAGTGTTTAAAGCATATTTTTGATACTTCACAGAGTGAAGCCAGTATAGATATTCCTTTAATATACTCTACAGCGAAGGGCTTAGGTACTGACCATATTCTTAACAAGAAAGACGAGATCAATCATCTTAAGGCCATTATTGATTTTCCAGCCAAAAAAGAGAACGCCCTCACATTCGCTGCCAAAATTAAAAAACTTGAGATTGCTAGAAAACTACATCAAGAATTAGAAGACGCTCAGGATAAACTACTAGAAATTAGTGGTTCTGAAAGTATTACCAATATTTTAGGTATTGCAGAAGATAAGGTTTTTAGTTTCGCATCATCTTTAAATGATACTGAAAATAATCCCACCCATGTATCGGACGGTCTAGATAATTATATTGATAATCTGATCCATAATCCGATCAATCAGGTAGGCATATCCACAGGATTTCCTGCTTATGATAATGCGATTGGTGGAGGATTAAGAAAAAGCACTATCAATGTAATTGCTGCTAGACCAAAAACTGGTAAAACTCTATTAGCAGATAATATGGGTTTTCATATTGCTAATAAGGTTGGTATTCCTGTATTGAATCTCGATACAGAAATGACCAAGGAAGACCATATTAATAGACTATTGGCAATGATTACAGAAATAGAAATTAATAAGATCGAAACAGGTAAATTTAATGAATCCACAGTACTAAGAGATAAGGTAACAAATGGCATTGATGAACTAAAGAAGGCTAAATTATATTACAAACCTATTGCCGGTAAGCCATTTGAGGAACAATTAGCCATCATGAAAAGATGGATAGTTAAAGATGTTGGCTTAAATAGTGACGGATCAGCCAAGCCATGTGTTATTTTTTATGACTATTTGAAGCTTATGGATACTGCTGGATTAAACCAGGATATGAAAGAATATCAGGTATTGGGTTTTATGATGACTAGTTTACATAATTTTGCGTGTAAATATCAGATTCCTATAGTAGCATTTGTACAATTAAATAGAGATGGCATCACTAAAGAAACAACAGATACGGCTTCTGGTTCTGATAGAATTATATGGTTGTGCAGTAATTTTACCATCTTTAAAAGAAAAAGCGATGAAGAAATGGCCGAGGATGGACCAAAGAGTGGCAATAGAAAACTAATACCAGTTATCAGTAGACATGGGGCCGGTATTGAGGAAAATGATTATATCAATTGTCATATGAAGGGTTGGTGCGCTAAGATTGTGGAAGGTAAGACCAGAATAGAATTATTACATAATGGAGGAGATGGTGGCTCAGAATTTTCTATTGAAGAAACGGAAAATGAACAAATCGATTTCAATTGATCAAAATAAAATTAAAGTATTGTGCGATAGGATTTGTGACAGAATAGAAGATCTATTAGATCATTTTCATTTGGACTATAAAGATAATGGTCGTTTTATGACCATGAATTGTCCTATTCACGGTGGAGATAATGATACCGCATTAAACCTATATTATACTGGAGATACTTATAGAGGCAATTGGAAGTGTAGAACTCATCACTGTGAGGAAGTATTTAAAGGATCTATTATAGGTTTTATTAGAGGATTATTATCCAGGCAAAACTATGCATGGACCAAAAATGGAGATAGTACCTGTTCTTTTAATGAGGCCGTAGATTTTGCCACGCAGTTCTTAAACTTATCTCTCAAAGATATTAAAATTTCTACCACAGAAAAAGACAATAATTCCTTTATTGCTCAAAGTAAACTATTAACAAAACCGGTAGAAAATGATATTCCACAAATTAAACGATCAACTGTTAGAAACAATCTGAGAATTCCAAGTCAATATTTTCTTAATAGAGGATTTTCAGCAGACGTATTAGATAAGTATGATGTGGGCGATTGTATTAGCAACAATAAAGAAATGTCAAATCGGGCTGTGGTTCCTATCTATGATATAGATTATACATCTATGATAGGGTGTTCTGGACGTAGTATTTATTCACAATGTAATCAATGTAAAAGTTATCATGAGTCTTCGGATAAGTGTCCATCGTCTGATATAGTTTGGAAAATGTCCAAATGGAAACATAGTGCTGGATTTAAGACACAAGATTCCCTATATAATTTTTGGTTTGCTAAAGAGTTTATCAAAGATAGTGGATCAGCTATTATAGTAGAAAGTCCAGGCAATGTATGGAGATTAGAAGAGAATAATATTCATAATGCCGTAGGTATTTTTGGATCTAATCTAAATGATAGACAAAAAACACTATTAGATATGTCTGGTGCTATGTCATTGATATTAATTATGGATAACGATGAGGCTGGGGAAAAGGCCAGAAAACAAATCTATGATAAATGTCATCGCACATATAATATTCTAAATATTAGAATTACTAAAAATGATATTGCTGATATGACACCCGAAGAAATTAATAACCAAATAAGGACACATTTATGACTCAAATAATTGCATTTGCTGGTAGAAAACAATCTGGTAAAACAACATGCTCAGAAATGATTGTTAAGTATTGTAATGAAATCCAAAATAATACAAA